TACAACCTGCACCATGCGCTTGATGTCGCTGGTGATACTGATTGAGCCGCCGTATGTATGCTCGGCCACGATGTCGCGGATGATGTCGGATGGCACATCAGGCCAGTGGCGAGTCAAGTACTTGCCGATGCTGGTGACCAATGCTTTCTTGTCGCTGTCACCCTCGTACATGGCGGACTTCTCGTCACGGGTATAGGCCAGTCGGTTGGGGTCAGTGAGGGACTTGTGTGGCCACTCAAGGATGAGGCGTTGCCATGTGGATGGCATGTACAGCTCGAGCATCTTCACAACTGCGGGGTGCAGTTGATGGCGGTTGTGTTGCTGGATGAACCACTCGCGGCCAGCGTAACGCCGGATGTAGTTGTACCCGCCGTGTGGGCCCTTCACCCTGTCGTACACATCACCGGTCAAGATACGCACGAGGGGGTTGACCCACTCAGACCAGAACTTCTGGGCTTCACGGCGGTCTGCAAACTTATGACTTGGTTTCATTGCTTTCTCCTAGTTTCATTTGAAAGTACCGGGCATGGTCGCCGCCCGGCAAGGCGTTTGTGCTGTGAGAAATCTCACAGCAGTATTCACTTGACTTGATAGAACCCAAGCCACTGCGTGTCAGCAACTTGGGGTTGGTACATCTTGATGTCGTACAGCGTCTCGTGCGAGCCGGGCACAAGGAACAGGTTGTAGGGGTACCCGTCCTTGTCCATGAGTTTCAGTAGCTGGCGCAGGTCACGCTTGTCGTTGGTCGTAGCCCACTGCGCTACGCTTGATGCAAAGAAGTGGTGTGGTTGTTCTGTCATGCTTGCTCTCCTAGGTTGAATCGGTGGTACTTCTCGAACAGGTCGCCGAACGCAGAGAGAAGTCTCTCTCGGTTGTCCGTGTCTGCGTGGAAGAAAGCCTGCGCTATGGATGCGGCGAAGCTACCGCCGTATTTCTCCATCTTGTATGCCGCTTTGTACAGCTCGCTGTCCGTCAGGTTGGGTGTGTAGTCAAGCATTGCTTTCTCCTTTGGTTAATTCAGCTAGGTCTTTGAGGCGTGCGTGCACCTGCTCAATCTGGTGTCGCACATATGTGCGTCTGTCGATACTGTCAAGGTTGTCCAGCGCATAGCGCAGGCGTGTTCGCATCTCGTCCAGCTCGATGTGCCACAGGTACTCTTGTCCTTCAGTCATTTGCTTTCTCCTAAAAAAGAATCACGCCATGCGTCAAGCTGGGAGAGCACGCCCTCCCTCGTACCCTTGAAGCCCATCATCTTGAGCGTTGAGTAGGCAGTCGGGCCTTTGCTCTTGCTCATTCCTTTGAGTTCAAGTTTCAACATCTGGCGCAGGGTTAAGAGGCGAGCCGCCTCAATCTGGTGTCCGGTCAGTGTTGTCATGGTTGCACCTCCACTTCCACTACCCAACGCTCGGCAAAGCACTCCCATATGCGCTCCTCGTCCAGCTCCTGTTCCTCACACTCACGCTTGCACTCGGCAATGTGTGCATCAACGACAGCTTGCGCCGACTCTCTTGATGCGTACACACCCCATGTTGTCGGGCCTGATTGGTAGTACGGGTCATCGCACAGGTGATCTTCCTTCACCAAATAAACTTTCATCATTTCATTTCTCCTTCGTTCCAAGTTAATGTTGTCGGGCTGTACCCGTAGTTGCCGTAGTCGTAGTTGCACATCACCAACTCTTTCATGGCGTAGGTGTCGAGTTGGTTGGGCGCGTAGCTTGATAGCTGGATGCACCCGTTGATGTGGCGTGACAGGTCACTGAACAGCAACTCCTTCTCGCCCATCTGCGCCACGATGCGTTGCCCATGCTCGTCATACTGACGGCCTGTGTTCCATTGATGTTTCATTTGCTTTCTCCTTCAATGATTTCTGTGCTGTACGCCTCCGCCTCACCCATTCCGGCAAGGCGCAGGTCGAACTGGTCAAGGGCCGTGGCCTCGGCCTCTGCTTTGCTTTGCGCTTCTATCTCGATGGTCTGCCAGTAGCTGGCAACCACGGTAACTCTGTATTTACTCATTTGCTTTCTCCAGTTTCAGATGCCGCCCTGTTCAGGGTAGGCTCGGCTGTGTGGGCGGCGTAGCACAGCCAAGCTGTCTGTGAGATTTCTCACAGGTTTAGTCAATGTCTTTCCTTCGCATCCGCAATCAGGTCTTGCACCATGTCAGCCCAATGGCTTGGCACATGCGCGTCAATCGGTAATGCCTTCGTTCTCTCGTGTGCTCGGCGCAACAGGTACTCCCTGCGGTTGGCTGTCTCGTTCTCAGGGTCAACCTCAAGCCGGGCAATCACTGTCTCCAAGCACGACTTAATCTGGCGCAACAACCTGCCGTGGCGCAGGTCTCTCAGCTTGCTCGGGTCTGCCTTGCGGAAGGGGTCTTTGAACTTGGCCTTCTGCCTTGGCGGGATGCTCGCCGCCTCGTCAATGAACGCCTGCTTGATACGCTCGGGTACATAGTCAGTCCAGTGCGAGTGCTCGGGCAGTTGACCACCCAGTCTGCGCTTGGTTGTGAGCCTGTCGTACAGGGTATCGAGTGCGGCCATGTAGTTCTTGACGAAATCATCACGCTCAGGGGCTGGCTCTCTGGTTTTGTAGCGCACCATCGAGCGCAGTATCTTGCGCTCATGCTGGAGGGAGGCGAGCAGTTCGCCCCACTGTTTGTCGCGCTCTTTGCGTTGGAGTTTGAAGTTGGTGCGGGCACGGCGGTGCTCACGGATGGCGGCGATGGTGCTGTCGATCATTTCTTCGGGCATATCTTGTCTAGCCAAGCGCCACCGAATCTCCCGGTATGAGAGGCCGTCGTATTTTCTGAAGGGGTCTGCCATGATTTCTCCAAGTAAAAGTTGTCAAAGTAGGACGATTTTAGTTGATTTTGTTCGGTCGTGCGCAGTTTGGGACGCTGGAACTCTATGCTGGGCAAGGCTTCGAGGTGTTTGTGTCCCCTACATGTGTATTCCACACGGGCCTTGCTTGCCTGACAAAAGAAAAGAGAGTTTAAAAGTTTGTGTGTATAGAGATAACTTCTTCTTCTTCTTAAAATATATTTATGTATAGATAGGGGGGACACAAACGCAGGAACTGCCATATAAATCAAGCACTTAGCTTGTCCGAAAATGCGCACGACCGGAGTAATCTGGGAACGAAAAAAATTGAGTAATACTGGGGTATTAGTTCTCAGAACAGCTCGCGTTGAGCACCGAGATGGCCCTTCCAGTGGTCGTATTCGCGCTGGTTGAGGAAGACCAAGCCGTGGCGATGGAGCTCGCCTTTGCGGAACACATGGATGTGTTGCTGTGTGCCGTAGCTGATGGTCTGGACATAGTAGTCCTGCCCTCGTGTGGTGACGGTGCCGAGGTCTTTGATGATGGGGGCTGTGAGATTTCTCATAGGGGTTCTCCGGTTAGTTTGTGTGGTGGATGCGGGCATAACGGGCAGTGGCCTTGAGCATGACCTTCTGCGGGATGTGGTGGTGCATGGCGAGGTTCTTGGCCACTGTGGGTAGGTCGCGTGGCCTGACGCACCGCAGGATGTTGTGCAGGCCGTGGAGGATGCGCTTGGCATCTCGTGTGTTGATGTTGTCGTGCATGAAAGTTTCTCCAGTTAGACAGGTTTTGAAACACCGGGCAGACCACGCCCGGCAGGTGGTTGTGAGAAATCTCACAGATTACTTCTTGGGGGCAACTGCCTTGAGTGCGGCAATAGCCTGCGCCACATCGGTGCACTGCGCAAGATACGCCTTGGCGGCGGCTCTGAGGTCTGCGCTCAGGCGATTGGACTTCGCAGGCTTCGTCTCCGACTTCGCGCCGTCTCGTGCAATGTGGTACTTGAACTTCTGGCTCGCGGCCATGTACGCCTTGTGTTGCGCCTCGGTGCGCTCGCTAATCGTGGCTGTGAGAATTCTCACAGCTTGCACCTGCGTGCACTCCAGCATCCCCATCGTGAAGTGGGTCATGAATTCCTCACGCAGTGCGGTGCGGGTGACTGCATCGGCTTTGGCGTACTGCTTGTGCCACACAAGGGACACTGCGAGAGTGAGACGCTGATGTGCGCCGAGGTCGTTTGCGAACTGTGCGTATGTCAGTTCGACTTGGGTTGCTTTGCTCATGGAGTTTCTCCGGTTAGTTGATGAATGTCAGAGGGCAACTCCCCTACTGACAAATCCAGTTTACAAACTAGGGGGGAAAAGAAACTTCAACCAATTCGGCTACGGCTCGACCCCACCGTACCCCCACCAAGCAATATTCGAGGGGGGCGCACGCTTGGCCATAAACACTGTTCCACAACCGCACACAGCACTTTTGTAATACCTAAGTAATATTTTAAAAATCCCACAGCCTATTTGTCTAACGTTATACAGGAGACCACCCCCTCCTCAAAAAACAGGGCCATGCCAAAATTTTTTAAAAAATTTTGAAAAACTCGGGGCATAAAAAAACCCCGCCAGTTGCCCAGCGGGGTTAAAGAGGTCTTCAACCTCAAGGAGAAAGCAATGGAACTTGCTGCGAACAGCTTGCACCAAAGCCCAAAGTAAGTATATACTCACGCCATCGGGACTGCAACCCGCCACTCCTCAAGGACAAATGCTGGACCACCTTTTAAACTTCGACGCTGAAGTTCTCTCTACCTCCGAGGCACCGGCCCCGGCGGCTAAATCTGCGCCAGCAGATGTCCTAAACGCCAAGATCAACACGACTGACTGGCTAAAAGAGATGGGTGCCCCCGACACGGAAACGATCGTGTCAGAGCTTGAGAAGCAGCAAGCCCGTGAAACCTTCACTGCGCTTACAACCGGCGCTCCCATAAAAGACCAACACGCCCTCGTCTCCAGTATTGAGACTCCTGCTGCCGTTCGGCACCTGACCAGCATGCTGACAGCATATGACTGGGAGTTTGTGAACCAAGCCAAGGAGCTGCGTGGGTACGCGGTGGCCAAAATCTTGGAAGAGTGCGAGAGTCCCAACGCCAATATCCGCTTGAAAGCGCTAGGGTTGCTGGGCAAGGTCACAGAAATTGGGCTGTTCACCGACAAGATCGAGGTCAAGCAGGCCGAGATGTCCGACGCTGAGATCGAGCAGCGCATCAAGGACAAGCTATCCAAGTTCATGGGCGTGATCGACGTCATTGATGTCTCCGCCTCGGACGACGGCATCCCAGAAAACGGCTCCTCTTACGCAATGGCTCCTGAAGCCCCCGAAGAAATCACAGATGAACCTGTCCAAACTGACGACGCTGACAAAGCGTGAGTTGGAGGCGCTTGAACGCGCACTGCCAACGCTATCCGTCAAGGAAAAGATGGAGTTGCTCGACGATTTGGAGGCAAGAGAGCGCCGCACACGCTTGATGGCAGCGCAGGACAACATGCTTGGCTTTGCCGCTTCGGTCTATCCGGGGTTTAAGATAGGGCCCCACCACAGAAAGCTGGCCAAAATCTTCACCGACGTGATCGAGGGGAGAAAAAAGCGTGTCATCATCAATATTGCGCCGCGTATGGGTAAGTCTGAGTTCAGCTCTTACTTGTTCCCGGCCTACTTCTTGGGCAAGTACCCCCAGAAAAAGATCATCATGGGCACGCACACGGCAGGTCTGTCGGAGGACTTCGGCAGGCGTATCCGTAACTTACTGGACTCGGAGGAGTACCGTGAAGTTTTCCCCCAAACAATGGTGGCAGACGACCAAAAGGCTGCTGGTAAGTGGTCTACAAGCGCTGGCGGTCAGTACTATGCTGCTGGTGTCGGCGGCGCTCTTGCTGGTCGTGGTGCTGATCTGTTCGTTATTGACGACCCTCACTCGGAACAAGATGTCAAGACGAACTCCCGTCTGGCTTTCGACACGGCGTGGTCATGGTTCCAAACGGGCCCCTTGCAGCGACTGATGCCGGGCGGCGCGATCATTGTCATCATGACACGGTGGTCATTGCTGGACCTCACTGGACGCCTCATCAGCTATCAGGCCAAGAACCCCGAGGCCGAGCCGTGGGAAATTGTGGAGCTGCCAGCCATCTTGCACGAGGACACCGAGAACGAGAAGTCCCTCTGGCCCGAGCAGTGGCCCTTGGCCACACTTAAAACCACAAAGGCCGCGTTGGACCCCAAGTACTGGAACGCCCAGTACATGCAGCAGCCCACCGCCGAGAGCAGCGCCATCGTCAACAGAAAGATGTGGCGCATCTGGGATGCCGACTCTGCGCCACACTGTGACTACATCATCCAGAGCTGGGACACGGCGTTTGAAGTGAAGAACAACTCCGACTATTCCGCCTGCACAACGTGGGGCGTGTTCTACAACGAGGAAGAGGGCGACGCGCCGCAGGTGATCTTGCTGGACGCGTTCAAAGACCGGATGGCATTCCCAGAGCTCAAGCAAATTGCGCTCAAGCACTACAAGGAGTGGGAGCCAGATGCGTTCATTGTGGAGAAGAAAGCCGCTGGTGCACCGCTGATCCAAGAGCTGCGGGCGATGGGGATTCCTGTCCAAGAGTTCAGCCCCAGCCGGGGAAACGACAAGCTGGTTCGCTTGAATGCTGTTGCGGATTTGTTCAGTTCGGGTAAAGTCTGGGCTCCAGACACGCGCTGGGCTCGGGAAGTGATTGAGGAAATGGCGGCGTTCCCCGTTGGGGAGCACGACGACTTCGTGGATACGACCACCCAAGCGCTGCTGCGCTTCAGGCAAGGCGGGTTCATTTCACTGGACTCCGACGAGAAGGAAGACCGCTCCTACAGCCGCCGCAGGGCAGCATATTATTGAAAGATTGACACATGGCCACGAACATCGACAAAGCGTTATTTCAGCAACCAGCGGGGCTTGATGAGCTTGCGCAAGACCAAGAGCCGATCGAAATTGAGATCGTGGACCCCGAGGCGGTAAACATCCGCGCAGGTGATCTGGAAATCGAGATCGAGGAGGCCGAGCCAAGCGTAGAAGACTTTGATGCCAACTTGGCCGAGTACCTGTCTGAAAGCTCCATCCTGACGGTGGTGAGCGACTTGTCCGCAGACATTGACAACGACAAGAACTCCCGCAAAGAGTGGGAAAAAGCCTACGTCATGGGCCTGAAACTGCTGGGCCTGCAGATCGAGGAGCGCACTGAGCCTTGGGACGGTGCTTCTGGCGTGTTCCACCCGATGATTACTGAAGCCGTTGTGCGCTTCCAGTCAGAGACAATCACCGAGACATTCCCTGCAATGGGTCCTGTGCGCACAAAAATCGTGGGCAAGGAGACGCCAGAGAAGAAAGAAGCGGCCACTCGCGTCCAAGAAGACATGAATTTCCAGTTGACGGAGGTCATGCAAGAGTTCCGCCCAGAGCACGAGCGTATGTTGTGGAGCCTCCCAGCCACGGGCTCGGCCTTCAAAAAGGTGTACTTTGATCCTAATATTGGGCGTCAAACATCTGTTTTCATCCCCGCAGAAGACATCTTGCTGCCCTACGGCACCTCGGACATCCAGACTTGCTACCGTGTCACGCACGTCATGCGCAAGACTGAGAACGAGATCAAGAAGCTCCAGCAAGCAGGCTTCTACCGCGACATCGACATCGGCTCCCCTGACAAAGCGATCGACGAGATCAACAAGGCCAAGGACAAAGAGACCGGTTTTGCTGACCTGAACGACGAGCGCTTCACTCTGTGCGAGAGCCACGTTGACTTGGTGCTCAAGGGCGACCCGCTTTGCGAGACAGATGACGATGGCGAGCCTACCGGCATCGCGCTGCCGTACGTGGTGACCTTCATCCGTGGCACAAACACCGTGCTGGCCATCCGCCGCAACTGGAACGAGGGCGACGACCTGCATTTGAAGCGTCAACACTTCGTGCACTACCAGTACATCCCCGGCTTCGGTGCGTATGGCTTCGGTCTGTTCCACCTGATCGGTGGTTTTGCCAACTCCGCAACGAGCTTGATGCGCCAGTTGATCGACGCTGGTACCTTGAGCAACTTGCCCGGTGGTTTGAAGTCCCGTGGTCTGCGTATCAAGGGCGACGACACCCCGATCGCTCCCGGTGAGTGGCGCGATGTGGATGTGGGCTCCGGCGCTATCCGCGACAATATCTTACCGCTGCCTTACAAAGACCCATCGGCTACTTTGTACAACTTGCTCAACACCGTGGTTGAGGAAGGCCGCAGGTTTGCAGCCACTGCTGACATGAAGATCAGCGACATGGGTGCCAATGCACCTGTGGGTTCAACTCTTGCGTTGCTTGAGCGCCAGCTCAAAGTGATGACGGCTGTTCAGGCCCGTGTGCACTTCACATTGAAGCAAGAGTTGCAGTTGCTGGCCGCGATCATCCGCGACTACACCGACGACGAGTACTCTTACGAGCCAGACGGCGAGCAGGGCGTGCGGGCCAAGAAGAGCGACTACCGCCATGTGGACATCATGCCCGTGAGCGACCCAAATGCCGCTACCTTGAGCCAGCGCGTGGTGCAGTACCAAGCTGTGATCCAGTTGGCGCAGTCGGCTCCAGACATTTACGACCTGCCAAAACTGCACCGTGGCATGCTGGAGGTGCTGGGCATCAAGAATGCCGACAAGCTGGTTCCTTTGGAAGAAGACTTAAAGCCCACCGACCCCGTGTCGGAGAACCAAGACGTGCTTAAGGGCAAGCCGGTCAAGGCGTTCCAGTACCAAGACCACGAGGCACACATTCAGGTGCACATGTCGGCCATGCAAGACCCGATCGTCATGCAGTTGGTTGGCCAGAACCCCCGCGCTCCGATGATCCAAGCGGCCATGATGGCCCACATTGCCGAGCACGTCGGCTTTGGTTACCGCCAGAAGATCGAGCAACAGCTCGGTATGCCACTGCCCCCAGAAGGCGAGAAGCTGCCGCCACAAGTGGAGATGGCTTTGTCGGGCATGATGGCTCAGGCCGCGCAGCGTGTGCTCCAGACAAACCAAGCGCAAGCTGCACAGCAGCAGGCACAGCAGCAAGCACAAGACCCCGTGGTGCAGATGCAGCAGCAAGAGTTGGCCATCCGCCAGCAAGAGGTGCAGATCAAGCAGCAAAAGGCCCAAGCCGATGCCGCAGCCAAGCAGCAAGAGCTCATGCTCAAGGCGCAAGAAGTTGCGTCGCGTCAGGGCGAGAACCCAGAAGTCGCCGCTGCAAAAGCTCGTCAAGAGATGCAAACTGCGGCCATGCGTGCCCAGCAAGAACTTCAGACAAACGCCATGCGTCAGGCGCAAGAGTTGGAAGCCCAACGTGCTCGCCTTGAGATGTCTGCACAGGAGCACCAGATGAAACTGGCGCAAACAGCCCAAGCGCACCAACAGGCCCTGCGCCTGAAGGAGCAGCAACGCAACCAACCACCAAAAGGTAACAAGAACCAATGATCTCCGATTTCGCACGCGTACTGCGCGAGAAGTTACGCACCGACATGAACAACTACGCCGACGACATGGCGGGTGGGGCATGCCGCTCTTTCGACGAATATCAAAAACTCTGTGGTGTGATTCAAGGTCTAGCTACCGCAGAGCGTCACCTCCTCGACCTTGTAGAGAAAGTAGAGCAATCAGATGAGTGAAATCATTCTGCCTCCGGGCATTAGCCTGCCAAAGCA